TGATATGGCGTAGCGGGGTGAACAACAACTCCATAGTATCCGCATTGTCATCGTAACGGATGTTGGTAACCACATTGTCTAGGTCTTCACCGTTCGCTAATAAGTAGGACAAGTAGCTTTCAAAGGGGTGGATGTTGCCCGTTCCTTTACCAAACAAAGACTTGGCAGGAATATTAAATTGGTAAATATCCCCTGAGCTATCACCCTCTACCAGTAAAGATATACGCCGTTGGTAACGACACGCTTTACTTCCGTTCTCTCCAGAACCTTTGATGTTCTGTGGGCAATCAGCACAGTTAGCGTGCTGTGCATCGGTAGCAGCTTCTTCTGGCTTGTCACCCATGTTAGACCAGCAGTTAGGCAGTGTTGCATCTTTGTTGGCATCGTACTTTTCTTTGTAGTAGATGCGGGACACACTGGATAATGCCCATAAAACCAAGACATTTATTTCCCCCCGTAAGGCATCCCCTATTTGTTCACCGTTAACGAGGCGCTTGAAAGTACCATTGGTGTTGGTCTGGATACGCCTACTTCCGATACCCCCAGATCCCTTGGCTAGTTCTTTGGATAACGCACTAGGGGTTCTGCCCGCCCCTACGACTACATCATCCTGCTTAAAAATAGATAGGTCAGTATTCATTGTGTACTCCTTATTTGGTGGTGGGTTTTCTAACTTGGACTGTATAGGCTTTGTCAGAGTTCAGCCCAAGGGGTAGTAGGTCTGGGTTTTCCGTTAAGAATTCTTCCATTGAACGGGTGTTAATCCTTTTTTCTAAGAGGTGTGCGGCGTTATGAGCCTGGATGAAATCGTATAGAGCGGCCCAATCGCTAGTCCAGTACTTAGTACGAACTGTGCGATAAAACGTACCAAACTCTGTACGAACTGCTTCACTGTTATTAACTTTGCAATGTTCCAACAATTCGTTAGAGACTAATTGGAACTGATCTTTCAACGCCGCTATGTTTTCCTTGTGTTCCGTTTCTTTGTCTTTGATGCATTGGCGTATCTTTATGTAGACTTTGACAAGTTCATCTGGGCTAGGAGTAGTCATTGGTATGTGCCGTTATTTTTCTAGTAGGGTTAGGGAGCATAACACCCTGTTTGACAAAGTCAACCACATTACATTAATTCTTCTCGATAGAGTTGAATTATTTTATGATGGTTAGTTATATTGCCCTGTAGCATTTTGTATAGTCTCGCTTCCACGGGGCTACCCTCTATATGAACCACGGTCATCGGGTGCTCTTGGCCTGGTCTATTGATCCGTGCATTGGCTTGCAAGTATGTCTCTACGCTAGTCACTGGCGCATACCAGATGATAGTGTCAGCGGCAGTGAGAGTAAGCCCATGCGATGCTGCTTGTGGCTGGATGATTAAAACTTTAGGGTCTTTTTCGTTTTGGAATTGGGAAACAATATCAGTGCGTTTATTGACAGGAACTTTGCCATTTATAATTGCAGTTGGTATGTTTTTCTTTGCCAAGAACTCCGACAGTAAAGTTATAGTGTGGGTGAACGGAACAAAGACTAAGACTTTGTTGGAGGATTCGTCGATGACTTCCAGTATGACTTGCAGTCTGTTACTAACGTCGAACTCCAAGACACTTTTGTCATCAGTGTAGACTGCTCCCCCCGATATTTGCAGCAGCTTGTTCAACTGGGTCGCCGCATTGACTGCGCTTACTTCTTCCCCCGCAGCTTCTAAGACCATGTCTTTCCTCAGTTTTTGGTAGTACTTGTTTTGTTGGGGGGTGAGGGGGGCTTCTCGTTCGGTGTAGGTGAGAGGGGGCAGATCAAGGCACTGTGCCCTTTCAAAACGTATAGCGGGCTGAAGAACTTTATGCACGGTCTGCTGGGCATCTGGTTTAGGAGCCCACTTATATTGGGTTACCTTATACATAACATCGTCCCTAAACCTACCAAAGTAAGTAGGGGTATTCTCAGGGTTGACTAGCTTGGCTAAACCAAAGGCATCCACGGGCGATTGAGCTGCCGGTGTACCAGTCAACATCCATAACCAGGGGACTTTAGCTACAATGTCCCGCAGTACTTTCCATCTATTTGTCTGGGCATTTTTGTAAGCGTTGGCCTCGTCAACTACTACCATGTCAAAACCACCGGCCATGATTTCATCCTTGATAACCGCAACACCGTCAAAGTTTATGATCACAAATTCTGAACCCGCGCTTAATATTTTCTTCCTTTGTGTTGCCGAACCATGCGCTACCGAACAGCTGCGATGCATGGCAAATTTAAACAAGTCTTGTTGCCATGCTGACTTCATAATTGACAACGGACATAACACAAGTATCCGTTTGATGTACCCCTTGGTAAGCAAGTAATCCGCTGCCCAGATAACAGACGCAGTTTTGCCAGTGCCTTGTTCGTTGAAACAAAAAGCTTTTTTATTAAGAGTTAGAAATGAGGAAGTGACTTCCTGGTGTTTGAAAGGGGTAAGTTTACCCGTCCATTTGTAGTCTCGGTTAATGGGTGAGGGCACATCTACCACTCGTAGCTTGCATAATTGTTGTGCTTCTTCTAAGCCCCAATGCACTGCCACTTCGTACACGCCGTTACTTTTAGAAAGTACCCGACTCTTCTTTATTTTTTCCGTGACTAAGTGCGGAGTTTTTGTGTTTAAAACCAATGCTTTGTTTTGTATTACTTCCATGGGTTAACCCTTACCTCGGCTGCTGTATACGTTGTCTTGTTCGCTGTCAAACAAGGGTGTCAATTCGTTAGCTAAACCTACCGCATCCATAGTACCAACTTCTAAAGGTCCATCAGCGTCTTCGTATACAGGTACATCAAAATCAACCATAGACATTGTGTTGTTAAACTTAGGAGCTTTAACATTGCACTGATAACTATTCCACAGGAACTTACGCTCCCCACGTATATGTTCTCGTACTATACTTTTACCTGCGGGTGTCACACGGGTATGCGCTTCAACAAAATGTATTATCTTTTTTCGATGTCCGTTCAGCGTTGTGACATATTCTCTATCTCTAAAGTAATGTTTTGTGTCTTTGGTATCCACACAAAAGGTCATTCGCAAATCGTTCTTCTTTGTCTGCACCGTCCACATTTGGTCACGCTGGGTCCAAAAGTTAAAACACGCACAAAAAATACCGCTGTGTAAAAGCTCAGTGTGCTTATTAATTCTTTCATCAGGGGGGAATAAGTTAGGGTGCGCCCAACTCTTACGCGTATACGATGTAACACGTTCAGAAGGTCTTCCTTTTATAGCTGGTACTTTTACTAACTGCTGATTCACCCAACGCAAAGTTCTTACTTCTCCTTCACTGCTTACGGCTATAAAATAATACATCCAAAAATTCTTACTTTTAATTGTGGTGTTTTTTGAAGCAGGGATGCTTATGCCTATTTTATAAACAACATCTTTAGTGGGTTCTACGTAGTAAGGAATAGTTTTATACTTAAAAGCGTAGAAAAAGGTAGGTGCTGTTAGGTCTTCATCATCGGGCCAAAAATTGTTGGTAGCCACAAACATAATACCGGGGAACTTTTCCGGCACACACACATCAGACTTAAGTACATCACCCATACCTATCCCCGCAGGAGGCACAAAAGCACCTAACTTTTTAAGCCCTTTAATGTTTACTGTGGCATCCCATGAATATTTACTTGTTGCTCTGGACAACTCTTTAAAGTTTTGGTCTAAGTTCTCCAAGGTTTGTTTTATTGTTTTGGTTCTACCCTTCTTGTATTTTTTACGGCGCTTTACTGGCGCAATCCCATCGTTCTTAGTGAAATAATTAAAAAACTTCTGTAGGTAAAAGTTTACTATGTCCCGAATACTTTTGGTCATGCTTTGCATACGATATTCCTTCCCCTAAACCATATGATTAACAACGTATTTTTCTTGGCTTAATATTCCTTGCGGACGCACGCCAGTCAGTACTGTACTTGTTACTTTTCCCCATGTTGCAGTCCTCACAAAGCAGTTGTAAGTTAGCAAAGTTTAAGGCTAGTTCAGGCTTATGTGACTTTGGTATAATGTGATCTAAGTGCATAGTGACCCCCTCAAATTGTTTGCTACGCCCGCAAGCCGCACATTCACCGCCATAAACTTCTATAGCTTCGGCACGTAGTTTTCTCCAAGCGATTTCTACCTCTGGATTTTTTCTCCAACGACTGGTATTTACGTCTTCGTATTCCAGAACTTGGCACGCTCTGGCCTTTAGCTCCGCGATTACTTCGTAAAGTGGTGCTCCATTGGATACACGCCACTCTATCTCTTCAAATATATTCCATTGCCAGTGCTCCACATACCCCGAACCCATAAGCCTTCTAATAAACCCTTTGCCTGGTGCGTCTGCAAATTTAGATTGGTAAAGGTACTTCAACAAACCCTGTATGTAAGAAGGGTAACCCCCCGCTGTAGACCGTAGACTTTCGATAAGCTCTTCATCCAACATAATCCTCATGGTAGGTCTATAGTCCCCAGTAGATGACCCGCTAGTGTCTATAAAAGGCTCCGAGTAATTCCGCCGCCACCAACCCGTATTGCATACTATCTCTGGCCGAAATGGCGGATCTTTAAAAAGATTCACTTCATCCATGTCTTTTATGTAGCGCACCCTAGCTCCTGTTGTGTTCACAACTAACGACGGGACAGTACGCACAAAGCGGACCACTGATTGCATTCCACACCCCTGATTCTTCGGCTCCTGCTAACCTGTCTAGCTCAGGCATAAACCCCGCAAAGTAGGAATCCCGCATTTCAG